AAAGACAAAAAAGAGAAGAAGAAGAAAGACAAAAAAAAGTCGAGGAAGAAAGACAAAAAAGAGACAAAGAAAGACAAAAAAGAGAAGAAGAAGAAAGACAAAAAAGAGAAGAAGAAGAAAGACGAAAAAGAGTACCATTTTCACCAAAAATAATTAATCCAAATGATTCTCCAAAAAAAATAACAGAGAGTAATCAAGAACAAATTATACAAAAACAAATTAGACAAGAAATTAGACAAGAACAAATTAAACAAGAACAAATTAAACAAGAACAAATTAAACAAAATAAGATAGATTTTTTAACAAAAAATTGGAATAATAAAAATTACATTAAAACATCTAAAACAAAAAGAATAAAAATACCATACATTGATTTTAATAAAGTAAAAACAGATGATTTAAAAATAGGAATAATTGATAAAATAATTAATGATTTAAAAAATTCATATAATGTTGGGATAGATAAAATAAAAATAAAGGGAATTATAGAAGGTAGTTTAATAATAGACTATGAGATAGAAGGTATAGATAATGAAAAACCAATTAAATTAAGTTTAACAAATGAGTTTGCAAAAGATAAAGATATCACTAATAACAAGGAAATATCTGATATCGTACCTAGAACATTAAAATTAGAAGGATATCAATTAACTGAAGACATTTTTAAGAAAATGGATGATGAATTACAATTTTATAAAACAATAGAAAAATATTTATCTAATACTAAAGGCAAAGAATATAATAATTTTCTATATGTAATATTTAAAAATCAAAAAGATATATTAGATAAGATTAAGAAAGATACGAATGGAGATGGAATATTGGAATTATTTAAAGAAAATAGAGATACAATAAACAAATTAGTAGACGTATTACATAAATACATCAAAATATATCCATTTTTACTTGATATTAAAAATTTGTCGACACCTGTTATAATGAATCTTGAGAATAACAAACAACTTAAATGCTTTGTAGAAAATTTAGCAATTGCATTGAATATATATGTAGGTACTAATATTTATAATGCTATTTTAAGATTGTATTCTAAAGAAATTTATATTAAAGACAAAAACAACATAGATTCAAAAATGAGTAATGTTGAAGAATTGTTGAAAGGTATAAAAAAGAATTTAACAGAAGGTAAATTTTCAAAAAATATGATAAAAACTGTCTTAAGTATTAGGGATAAGGAATCAGAAAAAATGAAATATGATACTGTAGATTTAATATTTGATGAATTATTTAAAAAATTAGATATATTACCAATACAAGCAAGTGATTTTATCACAGATTTTAAAACAATAGGTAAAGCATATTATAAAAATTTATATCAAAAATTTATAAATAATGCATTTAGTGTAATAATAAATTATAATAGATTTATAATAAATCAATATAAATACCTTAGAACAATAAAAGAATTTATAGATACAGATACTAATACAAATATAATTAAATAGGTGTCATTTTTGAATTAATATTAGAATTTTCTACTTGACTCAGTCTAGTAAAAATTTCTAAAGTAAATGAGTGATCTAATCCATTAAAATCATAAGGTGTTCCATCTGGATATGAAAAAGAAAATTCAAGTTCTGAAAGTGTTGTTTTTTCTTTTTTTGGGTAAAAATTAAGTTGCATAAAAGAGTTATAAATGATTGCACCAGGTTCTAATGATAAAAATAATTTTGCTAATTGTCCATCTAATGTTCCAACTTTAACATCATCTTGTATTGCATCACAAGTTAAGATTATGTAATTATCTCCATATAATTGTAAAATATTATTTGTAACTTGTGAATATGAATCATTACCAACTTGTAAACCAACTTCATTAATAAAGAAATCTTGTTCATATGCCATATTATTACGAATAATTGTAGCATAAGGTGTTATTGCAGTTTTAGTACCTACATTTCTAAACCCTAAATTATTTCCAACTGTACCAGGTCTATCAAATAATAGTCTAAATTTAACAGGTGTTAAAACAGAAATAGAAGAACCACCATAACTTACTTCAGATGTATTAGAGTTATGAGAAGGTATTTTTATAACATAAGCATTTGCATCAATTAGTGATTCAATAATAAAGTCAGAATTTAAACTAGCTCTAGGAATAGTATCAGTTGATAGAGCACCTTCAATTGTTATTTCATCTCCAGGACTTAATCCATGATTTGGATGAGCAACAATCACCCGCTTTAATCCATCTAAATATTCACTTTTAGAGCGTGTTAAAGCAAGACTTAATGTATAAACACTAAATGCTTTGAATGTTACTATATTTGTTAATGTATCTATAAAAACTTTAACCCTATTTAAATCACTTTTTGTTGAAGACGTAGATGTAGTAGTTCTTAATGTTCTTGTAACTTTATTCCATTGTATTCCAATTTCTTCTGCTAAACAGTTTGCTCCATAATTACCAGGAGTTATGTCCAAATCATATATTATATCACCATCTTCCGCAATTTGCCAAAAAATTTTATTATTTCTTCTTGATTCTGGAAAGTCACGTATAATTTTATCTGAATTTGGAATTTCAGTACTTAACAATTTTATATATTCAACATTGCTTAAATTTATACCAAGATTTATTTTATAATTATTAGATTCAGGATAAGCATTTGCAGTAGACATTATTTTTATTAATGTTATATTATCACCACCTGTTGATAAAACATCCCTTGTACAATCTTTTTTTAAATTTATTTTTATTGTATCTTTATCAACTACTTCATAAACAGAGTGTTCGCCTTGCGCATTATTAAATGTTATAGGATAATCAGCATTTATTTCATTAATATGAATATTTGCTATATTTTGAAATACAAAACTAACTCCTTTTGAAGATACAATAAAAGTATCATTAGATAATTCTGCTGATATTGGAATTTGAATATAAAAGTATTTTCTATTTGGATCTGGAACTTCAGTGCTTGATTTTATTAAAAATATTTTATGAGTTTTATTTAATAAATTAATAGGTACATTATTTAGAAAATTATTAGTTGATGTTATACCGGAAATACCACTAATAGTTACAAATAAATCATTTGAAATTTTATCCGATTCATATAAATTATGAATAACTGTATCTAATTCTATTTTTACATAATTGCTATTTTTATAAAATGTTAACTTAATATTATCATAATAATTTTCTCCTACAACATTTTTTAAAATAATTTTATCTTCTATAGTTAATCCATGATTAGGTGAATTAATACTAACTACACTTGAATTAAATTTAAATGTCAAAGGATTTTTAGGTAAAGATAAAATTTTATTATTTAAAATATGCAATGGATTTTTTTTTCTAAAGCGACTATCTATATTTACTCGAACTGTTTTATATTTATTTAAATCAGGAAGTAAAGTTCCAAAATTAGGTGGTTGATGATTTAATGATTTATTTTCGTTTAATTTATTTATATAAGTTCTGTTAAAATTATTAGTGTTTATGGGTGTTTCATTACCATTCATTTAATTATATATATTAGTATGAAGTTTTTTAAATATATAAATTTAAAAAAAATATATGTGCGTTATATATATATAATGGAACAACCAGTTCGCAATTTAACTGACGTATTAGGTGTATCAAATGGCGAGGGTATGGTGTCAAAAACTGAAAATGTACCAGAACCACCACCAATACCACAAAGAGGAGGTAAAAGACGCAGACGCAAATCTAAAAAGAGCAAAAAGTCTAAAAAATCAAAAAAATCAAAAAAATCAAGACGTAGACGCTCTAAAAAATCAAAGAAACAAAGAGGTGGAAGACGTGTAAAATCCAGAAAATCAAAACAAACTGGAGGTAAAAGACGTAGACGCAAATCAAAGAAAAGCAAGAAGTCTAAAAAAAGCAAGAAGTCAAGACGCAGACGTTCAAGAAAATCAAAGAAAAGCAAAAAGAGCAAAAAAAGCAAAAAATCAAGACGTAGACGTAAACAAAAAGGAGGTGAACAATTACCACCACCACCACCACCAGGACAAGACCAAAGAGGAGGTAAAAGACGTAAATCAAGAAAAAAGTCTAAAAAATCAAAAAGAAAGAAATCTAAAAAATCAAGACACTCTAAAAAATCTTACAGAGGTGGCTCCAAACAAACTGGAGGTAAAAGACGCAGACGCAAATCTAAAAAAAGCAAAAAGTCTAAAAAGTCTAAAAAATCAAGACGTAGACGTTCTAAAAAATCTTACAGAGGTGGCTCCAAACAAACTGGAGGTAAAAGACGCAGACGTAAATCTAAGAAAAGCAAGAAGTCTAAAAAAAGCAAGAAGTCAAGACGCAGACGTTCAAGAAGATCAAAGAAAAGCAAAAAAAGCAAGAAATCTAGACGCAGACGTAAACAAAAAGGAGGTGAACAACAAGATTTACCACCACCACCACCACCACAACAAAGAGGAGGTAAAAGACGTAAATCAAGAAAAAAGTCTAAAAAATCTAAAAAATCTAAAAAATCAAGACGTAGAAGAAGATAAGCTTCTAATTGTAAATAAATAATTAATTATTAATTCGTTAATAATTAATCATCAAAATAATTATATAAATATATGCAAAGACGCCGAGTTTCCTCAGAAGGACAATTACTATTAAAATTAGCATATACAAATGAAGAAATAATTACTAAAAAACAAAAACCATCAAAATTAAAAATTAAAGAAATGTTATGTGGATTATTTCATACAGATTATGATAATAAACTTGAAAACGGTACAACACAATTATATTCAAGTGGTAGAAAATTATTTACTTATATAAAACATGATATACAAGATATTCCTACATTAATGAATAATGCAATTACTAATATTATTTTACTTATTTTAACTAATGAAAATAGAATTGCAACAAAATTTGAAGCAAGGAGAAATTATTTATTTTATATGGATCTGGCTGAAAGAGCTTTCAATATAAAAGATCATAATACTTGTATTATGATTATTTCTGCTGTAACTAATGCATCTATAGAAAGATTAAATTTAAAACAAAGAAAAAAAGATAAACAACTCTTACTAAAATTTAAAGAAAAATATGGAGAATTTAAATCAAACTGTATGAAACATATTAAAAACTTTACTACAGATAATATAGATAAATCTGTTGAAATACCATCATTAATGATGTTTTTAATAAATATTAAAAGATTAAGCGAAATTGAAAAAGTAATTAAAACACAAGGTAAAAAAACAATTATTAAATTAAAAGACATACTAGATTTTTATTATAATCTTTTTGAATATGAAAATGAAATCGATTTTATTTTATTATACACTAAAAATCCTGAAGATAATAAAGTAATTCAATCAATTAAAAATAAAAAAGGATCTAAAAATTTTAATTTATATGTTAAAATATTTGAAATAGCAAATTGTATTAGTAACAATAAAAAATTTATATAAAATAAATATGTAATTAATGACTAAATATTATACAAACAATAGAATTTAAATTTTCTTTAATAGGTGAAACAAGAACTGGTAAAAACACTTTTACATATAAATCGCTTCTAGGTAATAATAAGAATAATTTTAAAATTAGATTACTGGTTATATACCTATAATTTGTGCTAATTCTGAAAAATTGAATTTAAAATTTATTATTTAAAGATTTATTTAATAAAAATTTTTAAATGCCAAAGAAGAAAAAAACAATAGAACAAATTTATCAGAAAATGACTCAAAAAGAGCATATTAAAAAAAGACCTGATACATATGTTGGTGATATTAAGCCTCAAAAAATGGAGATGTGGATACCTAATAAAGATAATACTAAAATGGTATATAAAAATGTAAAATATGTACCTGGTATGTACAAAGTTATTGATGAAATTATTACAAATGCTGGTGATCGATTAACCGAAGATAAATCATGTGATACAGTTAAAATTAGTTATTCAATTAATGAAGATAAAACTAAACTTGAAATATCCGTTTATAATAATGGCAAAGGAATTCCTATTGTAGAACATCAAGAATATAAAATTTATATACCAACATTAGTATTTGGTAGACTTTTATCATCTTCTAATTTCAATGATGATGAAGAAAGAAAAGCAGGAGGTCGTAATGGTTATGGTGCTAAATTAGCTAATATTTTCTCAACTGATTTTAGTATTGAAACAGTTGATGATAAAAATAAAAAAAAATTTAAGCAATCTTGGCATAAAAACATGGATATTGAAGATCCACCAAAAGTTACATCATGCAGTAAAGGAAAATCATATACTCAAGTTACATTTAGTATTGATATTGAAATGTTTAATATTAAAAAAATTTCAAATGATATGCTAAAAATGATTGACAAAAGAGCATTTGATTTAGCTGCAACAGTTGGAAGTAGTCAAAAAATTTATCTTAATGATAAAAGAGTTCCAATTGGTAATTTTAAAAAATATGTTGAGATGTTTATGGATGAAGAATCTAAATTAGTATTTGATAATTTTGGAAATGACTGGTCTATAGGTATTTCATATAAACCGGATCAAGGTTTTCAACAAGTATCATATGTTAATGGTATTGCTACTTTTAAAGGTGGTAATCATGTTAAATATATAAAAGATCTTATTATAAAACAATTAGTTAACATAATGAAAAAGAAAAGTAAAGATGTTAAAATTAAATCACAACATCTTGAAGAACATTTAAGAATATTTGTAAATTGTATGGTTGTTAATCCTGCTTTTACAAGTCAAACTAAAGAAGAATTAAAAACATTACCTGATGAATTTGGTACTGAATGTAAAATAACTGATAGTTTTATAAAAAGAATTCAAAAGACTGGTTTAACAGATAGAGTACTGCAATATGTTAAAATTAAAGAATCTGCATTCTTAAAAAAATCTGATGGTAAAAAAACTCAATCAGTTAGAGGAATTGATAAATTAACAGATGCATCATGGGCAGGACACAAAACAAAATCAAAACAATGTATATTAATTCTTACAGAAGGGGATTCTGCAAAAGGTTTAGCAATGGCAGGTAGAGAAAAAGTTGGTAACAATATTGTTGGAGTTTTCCCTCTAAAGGGTAAATTACTTAATGTTCGTGATGCAGCACCGAAAAAACTTGCAGATAATGAAGAAATTAAAAACATAAAAAAAATTCTTGGACTTAAACAAGGACAAGAATATACAAGTCTCGATCAATTAAGATATGGTAGAATTATGATTTTTACAGATCAGGATAATGATGGGTTTCATATTAAAGGCCTTGTAATGAATTTTATTGCATATTATTGGCCTTCATTAGTTGATTTAGGATTCTTAACTTTTTTACCAACTCATATTATTAGAGCTACAAAAGGTAATCAAATTAAAGACTTTATGACTATTACTAATTATGAAAAATGGAAACAAAAGGAAAATTCTAAAGGATGGCATATCAAGTATTATAAAGGGCTTGGGACATCTACAAGAAAGGATGCTAAAGAGTATTTTACTGATTTATACAATAAATTAATCACATATACTTGGCAAGGTCAATTATTATCAGAAGATTCTGATTCAGATTATATTGAAGTATACTCTTCAGCAGAGAAAAAAGATGATATAGATCTAAAAGCAAAATGTAAAAAAGCTTTAGATCTAGCTTTTGAAAAATCACTCGCAGATAAAAGAAAAGAATGGTTAAGTACAGCAATCGAAGAAAAAAATATTATTCAGTATAATAAATCTGAAATTAATATACATGATTTTGTTCATGGTGAACTAAAACTATTCTCACTTGATGATAACCAAAGATCTATACCAGCTAAAAATGATGGACTTAAACCTAGTCTTAGGAAAATATTATTTGCATGTCTTAAGAAAAAATGTGACTCTAAAAGAAATGAAATTAAAGTTGCACAACTTAGTGGATATGTATCTGAACATACAGCATATCATCATGGTGAAGCTTCTTTACAAGGTGCTATTATCGGTATGGCTCAAGATTATGTTGGTAAAAATAATATTAATTTGCTATACCCTAATGGATCCTTTGGAACTAGATTAGAAGGAGGTAAAGATGCTGCATCACCTCGTTATATTTTTACATACCTATCATCTATTACTAAATTTTTATTTAGAGAAGAAGATTTACCTATTCTTAAATACTTAGATGATGATGGGCAAAGTATTGAACCTGAATTTTATTATCCTATTGTCCCAACAATTTTAATTAATGGTGGGGATGGTATTGGAACAGGATGGTCTTCTGAAGTACCAAAGTATAATGTTACTGAAATTATAGAAAATATTAGAAACATTTTGAATAATAAAAAACTTAAAACTATGAAACCATGGTATAGAAACTTTAAAGGTACTATCAAAAAAGATCCAGTAAAAGCAGAAGGTTATGAAATTTATGGATCATTTAAAAAATTAAATGATACTACAATTGAAATTAATGAATTACCTATTGGAAAATGGACAGAAAAATATAAATGTTTTCTAGATTCAATTATTGATATTAAAGAAAATAAAACAAAGTTAATAAAATCATATGATAATTTTAGTTCTGATACAAAAGTACATTTTATTCTTTATTTTACTGAAGAAAAACTAAAGAAACTGATGGAAAAAGAAAATGTTTATAGTGAACTTAAATTAATTACTAAATGTAAAACTAGTAATATGCATCTTATTAATGATTATGGAGTTGTCCAAAAATATAAAAATGTTAATGATATTATGAAAAGCTTTTATGAAAGTAGAATCTTGAAATATAAAGAACGTAAGGATTACTGGTGTGGAAAATATAAAAATGATCTAGATATTCTTAAATATAAAAGAAAATATATTCAATTTAATATTGATAAAAAGATTAAAGTTTTTGGAAGGAAAAAAGACGAAGTTATTGCTAGAATTGAAAAGCTAAAATTCCCTAAATTAGCTACAGCATATCCGTCTTCAGATAAAGATAAATCATATGATTATATTATTAAATTATATCATTTTGATTTTACTAGGGAAAAAATTGATGAACTTGATAAACTTATTAAAAATAAAGAAAAGCAATTGAAAACATTATTACTTACTTCGGAAAAAGATATGTGGTTGAAAGAACTAGATGAACTTGAAGAACATTATAAAATTTGGGATGAAAATACAAAACCAGATGATGATAATGTTACATTAGTTAAGCGTAAAACAAAAGCTGTTAAGAAAACAAAGAAAAAAAAAGCAACTAAAAACGTTTAATTTATAAAATTTATTTATTTATTTAATATAATTATGAATGATATTTCTCCTACATTAAATTGTAAAAATATTGTCAAGCAAAGAAAACTAAAAGGATTACCAGTTTATAATTTTGGTCTTGGTGAAAATCCATTACCTATTAATAATTATTACCATCAACTTGTAACAAAATATTCATATAAAAAACATTATACATCAGCCTCAGGTGTTATTGAATTACAAAAAACTATTAAAAATAAATATTCAAATAAATACTATACTGTCGATAATATTATCGTTGGTAATGGATTAAAAGAATTATTATTTTTAGTGCAATTAGCATTTAAAGGTAAAATTATTCATATTACTCCATCATGGTTATCATATAAGGAACAAATTAATATACTTAATAAAAATAATGATTTGCTTCTTATTAATACTACAATTAATAATGAATATAAAGTTTTACCTAGTCAATTAGAAAAAGCACTCGATAGTGTTAAAAATCATCCTAAATTAATTATTTTTAATAATCCAAATAATCCTACTAGTGTAATTTATAATGAAAAAGAAGTTCAAGAATTAGCAAATGTATTAAACAAATATAATTGTGTCGTTTTTGCGGATGAAATTTATTTTAATCTTACTCATGGTAATCAAATTACATCTATTTCTGAATTTATACCTCATTTAACTATCAGAGGTTCGTCTGTTTCTAAGGATTTAGCATGTGGAGGATTTAGATTAGGATGGATTACTTTTCCAAAAGAATTAAATCAATTATTTAAAAAATGTAATTCATATGCATCATCTATTTATAGTTCTGCAAATACAATTATGCAATATTCTACTGCGGATATGATAGCAAATGAAGAAGAGTTTCAACAAAATAATAAATATGCAAATAATATCTTCAAATATATTTCAAATGAAGCATGTAAAATATTAGATACGTCTAAATTACTTTATATAAAACCACAATCATCATGGTACATATTTATTAATTTTCGTAACTATGAAAAAAAACTACGTAAAATTAATATTAATGATTCTTATACTTTATCAGAATTCCTCAAAAATAAATTTGGTATCATTACTGTTCCGGGAATATGCTTTAGTAATTACGAAATTACTCTTAGATTATCATTAGTCGATATTAATGTAAATATTAATATGCATCACATTAATTTTTTAAAAAATATAAAAGAAGGTTTATTTGTTTTAATAAATTTTCTAAGTAAAATATAAATATGATATTAAAAATAGGACATAGAGGACTCAAGTCCTCGGGAGAAGAAAATACATTATTTTCTATAAAATATGCTATTTTTAATAATTTTCATGCAGTAGAATTAGATATTAGAAAAACTAAAGATAATAAAATTGTATTATTTCATGATCCATATATAGCTATAAAAGATACAAAAATACGAATAGATTCAGTTTACCATTCTCTTATAAGTGATAAAGTACAAACATTAGTTTATATTTTGGAAAATATAAAAATAAATTCTATTTCTATTGTTTTAGATATTAAAAAATGTAATGATGATCAATATTTCTTATACAATCTTCTTAATATTATTCAAATATTTATTAATAAAGGATGGGATAAAAGTAAATTCTATTTTCAATCATTTCATGCACCATATATTGAAATTATATCACATTTTGATAATTTAATTGTTAATTATGGAATAATATACGAAGGTCTTCCATTAACAACTTTTTCAGATATAAAAAAATTAAAATGTACATATATATGTATTAATTATGAATCTATTAATCAAAAAGATATTGAAAATATAAAAAAAAATAATAAATTAAAAATATTTATATACACTCTTAATAATAAGAATTTATTAAAAAAATTTAAAAATGCCGATGGTATCATTACTGATACAGCACATCTTTTCGTAGAAAATTAATTAATTATTCTTTATAAAATAATTAATATATTATATTATAAATGAGTATTGAAGAACAAAACTATAGAAATATTGTATTTAAAGAAGATATGACTCCCACTGAGTTTAAATTTAACATGAATTTAGCAAAAAAAAAATTTTTAAAAAATAAAAATAATATTGATACGTTTAATAATCTTAAATATGATACTGATGAACCAATATTTAATGCAATATATAATAAATTTAAATCAGCTATTGAAGATCTTCAATCTGAAAAAGAAAAAGGTCTGGGTTTCAAATATAAACCTAGTAATAATGTAATTATATATGAAATTAATAAAATTCATCAAAATAAATTAAATGATAAAACTCTTATTGTTGATGATAATTTAGCATATATAAAAAAAAAATCTACACAACAACAAAGTGGTGCTATACAGCAAAATGAAGCAGATATTGTAAATAAAATTATAAAAACTAAAATTAAAACAAAAAGTGGAATTGAAATGGATAGAAGTATTAAAACACTGGATATAAATTTAATAGAACCAATAAGACAATTTTTTAAAGATGATGAATATGAAATAAATAATGAAGTATTTGAGATTAAAAATTATAAATTTAAAATAATTTCTTATTCCAATTTATTTAAATATACTATACAAATAAATAATAATGGTAATAAACAAGTCATAAAAATTATAAAAAATATATTTGACAATTTTAAAAATAATAAGGAACTATCTAAAATTCAATGGAATATTTTTGATAATGATAATAATGAAAGTATAATTAATATAAAAGTTAATACAGATCAAAATGATATGTTAAAACAATTATATGATAACACTAAAAATTTATTAATAGAATTGCATGATAATCTTAATGGAGGAAATAATGATAATGTTATTTTACAATATCCAATATTATATGAAATAAATAAAAAAAAAACTAGTAACTATTTTGCATGGTTAAATTTACCTGAAACTGATCATTTTAATATAAATCTTAAAGAATATTTTAAACAAAAACAAATTAATTTGGTAAAAAATAAATCAAATAATAAATTTATGCTATTTTTTGATAAACCACTAAAAAAAGATAAATACTTTAAATTTATTTTAAAAAAAAGTGACAGTCGACAAAGTAAAAGACCAGATAGTGATAAAAGTCAACAAGATAGTTCTGAAAGTCAACAAGATAGTGCTAAAAGTCAACAAGATAGTTCTGAAAGTCAACAAGATAGTGCTAAAAGTCAACAAGATAGTTCTGAAAGTCAACAAGATAGTGCTAAAAGTCAAAAAGGTAAAATACCATTTGGTAATAAACAAAAAAGTGTAACAAGTAGTGGAAATAGTAGGGTTATAGGATTCTTTGGTAAAAAACCAGAAAATGTAACAAGAGAAAGAGGAAGAGGAAGAGAAAGAGGAAGAGGAAGAGGAAGAGGAAGAGGAAGAGGAAGAGGAAGAGGATCTGAAGGATATGTAGAACCTATGGATATTAAAATTTATAATTACAAATTAAAAAATTGATTTTATTATAATTAATTATTAAATAATTTATTATATTAATAATGCCTAATTGGTGTGAAAATAATCTGATAATAAATGGGTCTAAAAAAAATTTAGAAA